TTAAATAAAATGAAATACAATATAGTATAATAAGATGCGAGTTTTATTATTAAATATTAGCATTCATCCAAAAAATCTAAATTCGTTATTAAAATATGGATTTCAAGTAACTTATTATTATAATACTGATTTAGAATTTATTTCATTAGAAGATTTTGATGTTGTTTATAGTCCATCCCAACCAATTGACGTAAAAAAATATCCAAATTCTAAATTTATATTTGGACCACATTTTAGTGTTTTCCCGGAGAAAAATCATATGGAACTTATTGAAGGACCAAATTCTATTTATATACAACCAAGTGAATGGGCTAAAAATGTTTGGGTTTCAAATCCATTTTGTAAAAATATTAGGTTAGATTGTCTTCCATTTGGCGTTGAAGTTAATAAATTTACTCCTTCTAAACCAATTAATGAAAGAAACAATGTTTTTGTTTATTATAAACGTAGAAACCCAGATGAGTTAAATTTATTATTATCATTTTTAATGTATTATGGAATAAAACCACAAATTTTCGATTATATAAATAGCTATTCGGAAGAAGATTATATTAACTATTTAAAAGAAGCAAAATTTGGAATCTGGCTTGATGCTCATGAGAGCCAAGGTTTTGCTCTTGAAGAAGCATTATCGTGTAATGTTCCGCTATTGGTATGGAATGTTACTTCAATGCATCAAGAACATGGTTCAAGTTATACAAATATACCAGCTACAACAATACCTTATTGGGATGATAGATGTGGTGAATTTTTTTATTCATTAGATGAATTACCTTATACATACGATAAATTTATTAATAATTTAAACAATTATAAACCAAGAGAGTATATTCTTGAAAATATTTCAATAGAAAAATGTGGAAATAAATTTATTGAAATTGTCAATAAAATATAATATGTTTTTATTTAAATATAAATATTTAATATTTATATTTAATAATATGTCGATAACATTTTCAAGTTGTTTTTATATAATTAAATCTAAATTTAATCCTGGACAATATATTGAATGGATGAATAATTTTCTTTCAATTGTTCATAATTTTAATTTAGTTATTTTTACTGATGAAAATAGTTCAACATATATAGACACCAATAATAACTCTAAAATTAAAGTTATAATAAAACCGATTGAAAAATTTTATAATTATAAATATAAAGATTTTTGGATAAAAAATCATGAAAATAATCATTTATTAAATGATAAATCGTGTTGGGAGTTGAATATGTTATGGTCTGAAAAAATTTCATTTGTAAAAGAGACAATAGAAAAAAAGTATTTTGAGACAGAATTTTATGGTTGGTGTGATATTGGTTATTTTAGAAATAGAGTTCTTGATACAAATACATCTTTATTAAATAATTGGCCTAATTCAGATAAAATTAATAAATTAGATAAAAACAAAATTTTATACGGATGTGTCAACAATAATGAAAATTATATGAATCAATTGATACAAATAATTAAAAATACAAATGATAAAGGTTTACCTAACACTCAAATACCACCATTCCAGAATTCAATCGCTGGTGGTTTTTTCATATTACATAAAGGAAAAATTGGATGGTGGTTTAATACATTTGATAATAGATTATTCAAATATTTTTCCAACAATTACCTTGTTAAAGACGACCAGATTATACTTATAGATTGTATAGTTCATAATTTAGAGCATTTTTTATTATTTAGAGATATAAATGTAAATTACGATAATTGGTTTATGTTTCAAAGAATTTTAAATTAATATATTATAAAATGATTAGTATATTAATGCCAATATATAATGGTATTGAATTTATAGACGAATCAGTATCATCTATATTAAATCAGTCATATGATAAATGGGAATTAATAATAGGTGTAAATGGACATAAGAAAGATTCTGATGTTTACAAAATAGCCAAAAAATATGAAAAAAAGGATAAAAGAATAAAGGTTTATGACCTATTTACAATTAAAGGTAAATCAAACGCATTAAATAAGATGTTATTTTTTTGTGATTATAATTTTATTGCTCTCTTAGATGTAGATGATATATGGCATTATAAAAAACTAGAACAACAAGTTCCTTTTTTAGATAATTATGATGTAGTAGGTTCTAAGTGTGTTTGGTTTGGAGATACAGAAGGGATTGTTCCTAAAATACCTATTCATGATTTTTCCAATTTTAATTTTGCAAATTTTAATCCTATAATAAATTCGAGTTCAATTATTAAAAAAGAATTATGTTTTTGGAATGAAAATGGTATTGAGGATTATGATTTATGGATAAGATTACGGAAACTAGATAAAAAATTTTATAACTGTCCAGAAATACTTGTAAAACATAGAATCCATAATCAATCAGCATTTAATTCTAAGGGACATAGTGATAAAGTGAGACAGTTAATAATGTCGCACTTTAATACATAAAAATTTAAATTTTATTAAGCCATTATTTTATTCCAATCTGGAGGACACAAATCGCTAGTATTATGTGGTGCTGACGGTCCAAACCATACTGATGGATAGCAAATAATTTTATCGGACCATTCATTTAAATACGCAGACCACCAACTAAAAGAACTATTTGCTATAATATTATGATGACAACAGCTCATCAATAACATTTGTTCCCAATCTGCCAATTTATTATCGCCACGAATAAATTTAAAATTTACGAATTTCCCTTCTAAATATTTAACAATCTTTGTTACATCTTCAATATCGCAATCTTCACAAAAATACATAATTGTAAAATTATTATTTTCACAATCTTGTTGTATAAATTCAAGACATCTATCATAATAATCTTTTGTCATTAAAGGATGAACGTGTTGGATTTTTTTGTAATCACCTATACGGAAATGCATACTGATTACATTTTTCAGATAATCATCAGTATAACCCATTTTATCTAATAATTTAGCCTTTAAACCACATATATTAAGCAATTTATAAATAGTATCGTAATTATCATAAAAATATTTGTAACTTTGAAAATAACCAAAAATTAGTGAATCATTACCAACCATTTCATAAACAGGTAGTTCATTATAAGTAAATCCCCTCTCTCTAATAACACGAATATTTAAAGGGATATCATCAATTAAAAATGGCTTGAGACGATGTAACAGTGTGTTCCAAAATGTATATCTTAATGTCGTAGAACCACCTCCTAATTGTTCAGTATTAAGAAATTTAAAATCATTTCTACTTTTAATAGCATAAGAAATAGTAGCAAAAATCTGAAATAGTTGGTTCCCCAACCCACCCATTAAATTACAAGTAATCATAATAACTATTTAATTTATTGTATTTAAATAGTTATAAACTCCAATTAATTGTTTCATTTAATTTCTCTTCAACTATTTTAAATATATTTGAGCCAAAAAAACCTTTTGACGCTGATAAAGGTGACGGATGCACACCTATAACTATTCTCTCCTTATTTGATATTAGAACTTCTTTTGATTTGGCAAAGTTCCCTAGAAGAAGAAATACGCATTTATCGTTATTTTCGCAAATAAATTTAATTACATCATTAGTAAATTCTTCCCAAAGATTCATCATACTGCCAGGTTTGCCTTTAATAACAGTTAATGATGAATTTAAGAGAAATATTTTTTCTCTATAAAACCAATTTTCTAGATTGCCTGAATCAAATTCATAGTTTCTCTCTGGAAATTCGAATTGTAATTCTTTATAAATATTTCTTAAAGATGGAGGTATTTTTACACCAGTAGGAACAGAGAAGCTTAATCCATGTGCTTGACCAGGTCCATGATATGGGTCTTGACCTAATAATACCACTCTAATCTCTCTAACATCCATCTCAAAAACCTTAAAAATATCTTGCTTATTTGGATATACTTCATTATTTTGATTATAGAATTCATTGATATCTTCAAATATATATTCTTCAAAAAAAGATTTCCAAGATTTATGATAAATAACCATATTATAATACTACTGAGATGATATTTATATTATTATAAAGTAAAATTGAATAAAAATATAATTAATAAATAAAATATATATAACAATGTTTACAACAATTTATCGTCCTAAAAAATTATCAAATTTTATTGGTAATAAGACTGTTTTACAACCATTTATTCAATGGTTATTGGACTGGAATGAAAATGATAAAAAAAATAAATGTGCGTTGATATCAGGATTATGTGGAATAGGTAAAAATTTATTAGTTAATTTGATTTTACATAAGCACTGTTTTAATATAATAGAATTAAATGTAGATGATGAAAGAGATAAGGATTTTATGAATAATATAATAAAACCGAATAAAACATTTGATGATAAAGAAAATGTAATAGTAGTAAGCGACATTGATAGTTGTAGTGATTCAGGTTTTATTTCAAGTTTAACAGAATGTATAAAAAATACAAAGATTCCTATAATTTGTATTTGTAATAATCGTTACGATCAGTCAATAAAACCAATATTAAACTATTGTTTTGATATTAAAATGACAAAACCTACATATCAAGAAGTATATGTATTACTCTACAATGTAGTAATAAATGAAAAAATTAAAATAAAAGAACCTGTTTTGAGAGAATTATACGAGCAATCAAATGGTGATATAAGATTTATGTTAAATAATTTACAGTTAATGACTTCGAGTAATTCATTTAAGACAAATACTAAAAATATTCAAAGCGCAAATGTATTTGAAACAACCGGTAAATTATTGTCAATGGATGAGGAAATCGATAATAAGTATAATTTATTTTGGTTATCCAATGAACTACATCCATTGATGATTCAAGAAAATTATATAAGCAATACATTTAATGTAAGTAATGAGTTAAAAAAAATGTTAAATATCGCTTACTCTGCGGATGCCATATCAGATTCCGATTTATTTGCTACAGAGGTAAATATGACAAACTGGGAATTTGAGCCATATGTAGCGATGAGTACAATAAACGCTGTTTCTAAATGTAATAAAAAAACGATGATTAAATTTCCACAATATCTAGGTAAAATTTCGACAATAAATAAGAATAAAAGAGCAAAGTTGGATTATAACAAACCTAAAATATTAGAATCAAAGAAAATTATAAAAGTAGAAACACCGAAAGAAAAAAAACCGAGAGGTCGTCCAAAGAAGTCTAAATAATATATTTTAATAAACTACTTAAAGAAAATGTTGGTCAAAAACACTACATATTGAAGGGAAATTCTTTAAATTCTTGAAATATTGGGCGAAAAAAGTTCACTACACATGAAGCGAAAAAAAATCAATTCAAAAAATGAAAAGTATCTGAACTTTTTAAAAATGGACAAAAAAAATGTCCAAAAATGAAAAGTGAAAATAGTCCTTACTGACGAAAATTTTTTGTTACGATGTTGAAGAATTATCGTAATAAACTAAATTGAAAAAATTTTTTTGTGATTGTAAATTTTTTTATTTTTTTTTATGAAAGGATTTAGGATTTTTATCCGTTGTTAATATATAGGAGAATGACAACGCCAAATTCCGACCAAATATATTATTGTAAATTATGTGATTATAATACACCATATTCAAAAGATTATAAAAAACATATCCTTACGAAAAAACACAAAAACAACGCTGACAACGGAGAAAACAACGGAGAAACAACGCAAAAGATAAAAAAACCAAGCAAGACCTATAACTGTCAAAATTGTAATAAAATATTTAACGATAGAGCAGGATTATGGAGACATAATAAAAAATGTAATTCGCCAATCGAACCTCTTCAAGATAAAGATAATGAACCTACAGATAAGGAGATCATTATGATGTTAATTAAAGATAATTCAGAACTGAAAAAAATGATATTTGAGCAACAAAACTTAATGATGAAGGTTATTGAAAATGGAACACATAATACGACTAATAATACCACGACACATACAAATTCACATAACAAAGCATTTAATTTAAACTTCTTTTTAAATGAGACGTGTAAGAATGCTATGAATATGACTGATTTTGTTGATTCAATAAAGCTTCAAT